CAATGTTTGCCCATAAATCCATAACCGTACGGCGGGTCTGTGCATAATAAATCTACTGAATTATCATCAAGTTTTTTTAATTCTTCTAAACAATCTCCGTTAATTAATTGTCTATTCATTTATGGGTCTCCTCTGCTATGTGGTTCATTCTGTTAAATGTAGTTGCTAACCAACTATTTAGATTAGGTAATGCGGTATACATTTTATCCTCTAAGAACATAGTTTGAAATCTATGTTTGATTAATCTTTGTATTGGTCGTTCTACTATTTCTTTTACTTTTAATTTTGTTTGTCCTGATATGATTCCGTCCTCTAAATCCATTAGTCGTTTATTCATATCTAATAAATCTTTTGATTGTAATATCTTTTCACACAATGGAACTTTCTGTGTTTCTGCACTTCTGTATATATCATCTAATGTGTATTGTTCTTCTGTTTCCATAAATGGAAATAACTTGATTAAAGTTTTCTTTCCAATACCATTTACACCTGGTATTCCGTCTGACTTATCTCCGTCAAACATTCTGAATAATAAAAAATTCTTTGGGTGTATTCCATACTCGTCAAATACTTTGGCTTCGTCATACATTTTTTTCTTAGTAGGTGAATACACCCTTGTGGTTTCATCAACCAATTGCAGAAAGTCTTTGTCTGTTGAGACGATAGTTGATTTACTATCTTTATAAATGTGTTTAGTTAAGTATCCAATAACATCATCTGCTTCTGTGTTTTCCATATTCATAATTGATACCGGCAAACACTCTAAATACTCAACCACACGATTAAGTTGTCGTATCATCATCTTTTGCTCTTCTTCTCTTGTTAAAAAGTCGTGAGCACGATTCAATCGATACGACATCTTTCGTCCCATTTTATATTCTGGGAATATCTTTCTACGGCGGTTAGACCCACCCTTACCATCAAACACTATGATAGTTCGTGTAGGTCTAATCATATTTATATTGAAAGCTAATGACCTTAAAAAACCAACTATTCCACCAACGTGAATTCCGTCCTCGTTAGTAGTTGGTATGGCTGAAAACACTCGTATGAATGTATTCATACCGTCAATCAATAAAACCGAGTCATTAGGTTTCCCCATATCTAAATCGCCGCCAGATTTTTTGATTTCTTCTAAAATTGATATGTGTCTTTGGTTAGTCACCAATTACCTCGTCTGTGAATTCCACATCATCAATACCTCTTTTTTCTTGGTATTGTAATATAACCTTATCACAAATGAGTTGATATACATATTCTCTTAGTTCATCATTTTCGGTAATTAAGTCTTCCCAATCCTTTGATTGAAACTTAACTTCATTACCCTTGTGGTCTATAAGCGTATACCAAGAACCTCCCACCTTTACAAGTTTGTGTTCTTTCATCACACTTAACCAACCACCATAATTGTCAATACCTCTATCAAAATACATATCGTAGTCTGCGTGTCGTAGTGGTGGTCCTAAACGATTCTTAACAATCTGTGCTCTACATTTCATACCCAATACATTCTTACCTGTATCTTTGATTTGTCCCATATTTTTTAATCTAATACGAGTTGATGCGTGAAATGGTAATGCCTTTCCACCACTTGTAGTCCAAGGGTCTCCAAACATCACACCTAATTTTTGTCTTAATTGATTAGTAAATACCAATGCGACTTTCTCTCTACCGATAAGTTGAGTGATTTTTCTCATTGCTTTTGATATGATAATTGCTTTTGATGTAGCATATCCGTCTTTATCGAAGTCCGCATCCATTTCAACTTTCGTTGAAGCTGCAGCTAATGAATCAACTAAGATTGTTACACATCTATCTTTGTCTGATTCTCTAACTTTGGTTACGATTTCTTCAATAGCTTCGAATATTTCTTCTACGGTTTCTAAGTGTAAGTATAACATTTTACCTAAGTCTAAACCGATTACTTCCATAAACTCTTGACTAACTGAAGTTTCAGTATCAATATAAACTGCTACTCCGCCTTTCTTTTGAGTTTCTGCAAGTATATGGGCTCCGAGTAATGATTTACCACTACTCTCTAAACCATTGATTTCTGTTATACGACCGACTGCGATACCACCATTTGGCCTATTTGAAATAGCCAAGTCCAATGTAGAACTACCTGTTGAGATGAAGTCCTTAATATCGGTTGGTGTGGCATCGCTTCCGTCTAAGAAATATGCCACTTTGTTCGTGTCTTTGAATTTTTTATTCAAAGATTCAGCCAATGTATTGGCTAATACATCATTTACTGACATAATAATCTCCTAACTTATGAATTGAATAGTTCGTCAAATGCTTCTGATGTATCTTTTACTTTGTTTTTTTCCATAGTAGAAGTTTCAGTAGCTTGTTGTGGTGTTGATTCTGATGAAGAATCATCACTTGGATTCAACCATTCGTTCAATACATTAGTTAAGTCATCATATGACTGCTCTTGATAGATATCACGAATATCCTTTTGAGATGACTTTACTTTTTCAAGTATTGTTGGGTCATCTGAAATAGGTGTTTGATTAGGTTTTACTCTAATCTTAGTTGTAGGAAAACTAGCACCACTTTCTTCTGCTGAAATAAATTCAACAACAACATCACGGCCGTTTACCGGGTCTGTAATGTCGCCGTAATCAGGGTCAGCGATAATTGAAAGAAGTTCTTGGTAAACCGTTTTACCAAATCCCCAAAATCTAACACCTTGTGATTCTTCACCTCTAACGATAACCGGAGCAAAGGTTCTCATCTTTGCTTCAAGTTTTTTAGATAATTGATAATCTTCTTTATTACCACTAGCTTTGAGTTTCTGTGCGAACTCTTCAATCGGGTCTGGACGACCAAAACTGATTGGTGATAAATAAGAACGATTGTTCAGATTATAGTGAAAGAATAATTCAATGAAAGGATTATCTTTATTGAATTCATAAGGCACTACACGAATTTGGGTTTTACCTGGTTGTGGTTTCCATAAACTTGATGTGCGATTGTTTGTGGTCTGTAATTGACCGAGACGTTTGCGAATTGCGTTTAAGTCCATTTGTTATCTCCTATTTAGTATTTTTCATTATTTAATATTCACTTTTAGTGAAACCTTTATTTACATATATAAATAGTATGTTGATTAGTAAAAATGTAATTTTTTTTAAAAATATATTACACCTACCGGCTGATTTTGAAACAACTCTCCACCAGTCATATAAAATTGCATTTCAGGTATATCTCTTTGTATTTTAGCTTCTACTACATTTTGCATACCACTTTCGGTTAACTTGTATGATGTATAAACTGACTCTTCTCTTTCAAAAGATATATCTTCTATAATATAAACTCCACCTGGATTCATTAAGTTTTTAAATTTTTTGTATGTGTTGATTTGATTTTCATACCAATGACTTCCGTCATCTATAATAATATCAAAACCCTCTTTATAAGTGTCTGCAAATTTATTAAATTTATCTGTGTCTTCGTGAGAATTAAATTTGTGTAATTTAACATCATAGTCTTTTAACCAACCACTTACTTCTTTAAAAGAACTTCTAACAAATATATCAATACCTACAATGTTTTTTGCATTAACAAAATAATCGTGCCAAAGTTTCATACTTTCGCCGTTCCATACACCGATTTCTAATACATTTACTTTTTTATTTTGGAATTGCTCAAACAAAGGTTCGTATAAATCTTGGACATAATAATGGTCCGTCCATTTATCTGTTTGATATTTTTTATCTTTTAATATATCGATTAACTTTTTCATAACTTTTTAAAAAAAAGCCCCATTGTTTTTAAAGTTTGTATAAAAGGTGGAAACTAAAAATCGTTGGGGCTTTTAAATTTTTGGAATATGTTGGGGATGCGAGATTAATGATTACTCACAATTTCCGTCTTGGATTTTATTAACTCTAAACTTTATATCTATCAGTTACGATAGTTCATCTCAAGGTGGTTATTCCTCATTGATGTGAATACAACTTCTATATAAATGCTTTATCTCTCCAAGTTTAGATTGTTCAGCCATTAAGTAGGATTTCAGTTTTACCCTTACCTACAATAGAGTCATAAGAATCATCTTATGTTTTTTACGGAAATACATTAGACAATATCTGTCGATATAGATAATTAGAATATCTACCAATTATCAAGTCACCACAACTTTGTCTTAGATTGCGATATGGGCTTCAAATGTCTACCCATTATTCTGCCAATCCCATAGAAACACCCGTCGGTGTGTCTACTTTCCAATTCCAAATTGTCAAAAAACTAATACTAAAACTACTTAGTATATTTATATATATTAAGTAAAAATCCCAAAATGTAATTTTTTTGAGATTTTTTTAATTTTTCTAAGAAGTTTCTCTTTCAGACCAAGAACGAACTTCAGAAACGCTGTTTTGTATTTCAGCTTTCTTTTCAAAAAAGTCTTTAAAATCTGCCCACTTCTTCATATTTGCAAGTCTGGTAGATTTATTAGCCATAGTCTGTAATTTCTTAGATGTCAATGTTTTGTTTTTAAGTAAAGAACTCCTAAATGTTTCCACATCAAGAGTCATTGTCATCTTGTCATTATGTCCTTTTACTTGTCCAACTACTTTTAGTATCATAGTTGAAACTCCTTTCGTTAAATTAAATAAAATAAAAAATTAAAATCTTCGGTAGTAAACATCTAACGGCCACA